TCTTTTTGGTTGACAGCTAGCCCAAAAGGTGCTATACTATAGTCATAGTGAAGGAGCGAACAGTGCGAAAGAAAAGAACAGACCGTAATCATATCATCTACGAGCTACGTGTTAACGGGCAGAACTACATAGGTGTCACAGCTAAGACTGAGACAACTATTAATAAGTCAGTTCTTGCTCGCGCTGCCAAGCACTTCTATCGCGCTAAGACAGAAGGCAAGCAGTGGCTGTTGTGCCAAGCTCTGCGCTCACTGAACTCAAAAGATGAAATCGAAGTACTAGTACACGAAGTCGTCCGCGGCAAAGCAGCAGCACACCGTAGGGAAGTAGAGTTGCGCAGACAGCTACAGCCCATTCTAAACACAGACACCAGAGGAGATTGATATGGAAATAGCAGCAGCAGTGCAGCACGTTAGTGATCTAGCAGAGGCCAATGGCATTCCCGTTCTGGAGCAGCTGATGGATATGCAAGACAACTTGGATATGTACAGCAAGGAAAGCCGTATTGCCTATAGGGTCTTTATGGTCGCGGGCGCAGCAATGTTTGCTCCGGTTGACAACACATCAGCTTGATGCTATAATACAACTTTACAACATAGGAGCGAACTATGCAGAACCCAATCCAAAAAAACAACTTCTTTGCCACCCCAGAGTCGATGCAGGCCCTGGAAGATCAGATTATGAAGTTCAGCGGCCAGGAACGTATGATCGCTATGGTCGCAGCTATGATGGCTCTGAACCTAGCCCACGATCTGGTAGCAGCTGAGATGAAAGAGGTGGCCTGATGCGCTACTACGACACCCTCGCTGAATTGGATCGCTGCGGTCTCAACGTGATCGTGGACAAGACCTGGGAAGATATCAGCCCCAGAGACTGTTTTGATGACTCAGTCGCTGATCTCGACAAGATCTGCCAAGATATCGATGCGGGCTCCCTGGATTGGTTTATGCTGCGTGTACGTGTATTCTACGAAGATCTAGAGCTGGCCACTGAGTACCTAGGCGGGATGCTCTACAGCGATCCATCGGAGTGCCTCACAGACGGCTCAGCAGAAGATCTCATCAGCAGTGCGGTCGATGCTGCGCTGAAGAGAATACCCACACTGGTTGAAGGGTTAAGCAAAATAGAGGTTGACACAGCCCTAGTTTGACAGTATAATAGACACTTACACACACTTAATAGGAGCGACAACTATGGGTACACGATCAAGAGTTGCAGTGATGCACGGGGATGTCTGCAAAAGCGTCTATTGCCACTACGATGGCTATCTGGACTACGCAGGACGTATCTTGCTTGAGCACTACGACAGCACAGCAGCAAATGCTCTGGTAGCACGTGGGGATAACAGCGGCGTCCAAAAGACCATCGACGAGATGAACTTCTACAGCGATCGCGGTGAGACTGATGTCAGCTGGCAAGTAGCACACTCATTCGAAGAGTTCCTCGATCAGGTCCAAGGCTGCGGCGGTGAATACTACTACGTGATCAAGGACGGTGAGTGGTATGCAGGTGCTGTCTATGAAACAGAGGGTCTCGTTAAGAACGGTTTGGTCGCGCTCAAAGACGCTATCGCAGCGATAGGTGGGCCCGAGGCAGAAGAAACAGAAACCCAGATAGCAGCCGTGTTATTCAAATAGGGGTTGACAAACGCCTTGTTTGAGTATACAATAGAGACTTAGTTAACAAATTTGGAGCGAATATGCCAGCAATCATCGAGCTTGTAGAGGGTACTTATAAGATCCGTGGACAGGATGTGTCTATGGCAGGTAACCGTTTTGAACTAGTAGAGCAATACAAAGAGGGTGCCAATGGGGGCTATGTTACCGTAGACGGTGCTACAGTATACCCTAGAAACGCAGGCATCCCAGATCGCAAGATCCGTATCAAATGTGCATCAGCACAGAGCTATATGGTAGTCGCAGGTGATGTATCAGCAACACCCGCAGGAGAAAAGAGTTTGGAACAGATCAAGGTATCAGATGCTGTCGTAGCTAACGAAACGGACGAACAGATCGTAGAGCGTCTGCGCAATCGATTCGACGTGCTCAAAGAGATGACCAAAGCGGTCAAGCAGGGCACCGTTCGTGCTATGATTGTCACTGGCCCTCCAGGCGTAGGCAAGAGCTTTGGTGTAGAAGAAGTACTGTCTAAGGACGACTTGTTCGACACATTGGGCCAGCGCAAGCCCAAATACGAGATCGTCAAAGGCGCAATGTCCGCGATTGGCTTGTACTCAAAGCTCTATCACTACAGTGAAAAAGGCAATGTCATTGTGTTTGATGACTGCGATAGCGTACTGTTAGATGACTTGAGCTTGAACATTCTCAAAGCCGCTTTGGACAGTTCCAAAAAGCGCCGTATCAGCTGGAACACTGACAGCCGTTTACTGCGTAGCGAAGGAGTGCCAGACAGCTTTGAATTCAAAGCAGGTGCTATCTTTATCACTAACATCAAGTTCGAGAATGTGCGCTCTAAGAAACTGCAGGATCACTTGGCGGCTTTGGAGTCACGCTGTCACTATATCGATCTCCAAATGGACACAGATCGTGAGAAGGTCCTGCGTATCAAGCAGATCGTCCAAGATGGTATGTTAGATACCTACGAGTTCGAGGATATACAACGCGATGAGGTCGTAGACTACATCATCGAGAACCGTGCTAAGATGCGTGAACTCAGCTTGCGTACTGTACTCAAAGTAGCCGATCTGCGCAAGAGCTTTACAACTAATTGGAAGTCTATGGCAGAGGTTACTGTTATGAAGCGTGGAGACTACGCATAATGGCAGGGTGTACATACATCGGGCCAGAAATAGATCCGTTGCGGGACTGGCCCGTTAAGTACTGTGGATGCAGGACGGTTCCCGGAAAGAGCTACTGCGTAGAACACTACGGGATCGTCTACAAAGCTGGCAGTGCCGCAACTGGTAAACGCAAGCAGGCCAAGCTCATTGAAGAAGAACTCAAAGAGCTTGAAGTACAGAAATTGATCGCCGAACAAGAGGCAGATATGGAGAAGGACTATGTTTAAGACGTTGGGAGTTGGAGCAGCCGTTGGGGTCGTGTTGCTACTGATTGTGTTGGTTGTATTAGGACCCTGGGTGGTAATTTGGGCTTGGAACACACTGTTTGGACCCGTGTACACCATACCCTATACCTTTTGGACGTGGTTGGCCGTGCTGATCATTGGCACATTCATCCGCAGCGATGTCAAGGTAAAACGGTAAGATTACTAGTTGACTTCGATATCGGGAACTGTTATTATACTTAAATGCTGATGAACTTCAGCTTTATAACAAAGGAAACTTAAATGAAATTTATCTCTAAAGAAACCAAGACTTATAAAGTCTTCAACGCATTGTACAATGGCGAGTCATTGACTGCATCACAAGCTGAAAAGCGTTTCGGTGTTAAGAACATCGCTGCTGAAGCAAGCCGTATCCGTCAAAGCGGTTACGCTGTTTATGCCAACACACGCACAGCTGGCAATGGCGTTACTGTAACTGAGTACGCAATGGGCAAGCCATCACGTGAAATCGTTGCTCTTGGCTACAAAGCTAAAGCAATGGGCATCACATTGTAATTTAAAGTTTCAAACAGACAAGCCGATTCGCTCCCGGGGCGTCTTTTGAGGGTGTTGTAGAAATACAACACCTTTTTTCTTTTTCCGGCACTCTAATCTTTTTGGTTGACAACTACTGTAAATAGCAGTATAATAGAGACATATTAACACATAGGAGCGAGCTATGTTTACAGCAAGTCACGTATGGTCCCTAGCAGCAGCAGCACAACGCATCAACGGGGACTACCTCAAAGAAGATGTCTACGACTTCGACGTAGACCAGCGCAACCCTGTGAAAACCGCCAACAAGAAGCTGGTCAAGCAATGGCTCCGCGAAGGAGTCAACCCCGCAACTGAACTCGACACTGCTGCAGGTGAGCAATGCCGGGATTACTTCAAGACCTTCCTACTACGTGAGCTGTCAGGCAAGATCAATGACTTTGAGCGCCAGGCACTGCGTATCGCCCAAAAGGATGAGTTTTCCAATCGTGATATGCTGGACTTTGCCATCGTGGCCTGCCTTCCCTCAGTAGCTGCACGTGATAAGGATCGTCAAGAGCTGAAGCGTGAGATCTACCAAAGTGAGCAGCTCGTGGGCAGTGTAGGGGACACCATCGTGGGAGACCTAGAAGTAATACGATCTAGCTACAGCCAGAACTATAACAAGTACAAGGTCTACGGCCGTATGGGCGAGAGCTTCATAGACTTCTGGTTCACTAAGCCTCTCGAGGGCAGTGTGAGAGTCAAGGGCAAGATCAAGGCACTGCGTGGCGATAAAACAACAGCCCTAAACTATGTGAAAATAACCGGTTGACACTAGAGCGATTTGGTGTTATACTTATGATACTGAGAGATTAATTGTTTTGTTCTAACTGAGAAAGGTCTAGTAAAATGGCAAAGAAAGATACAAGCGGCGATATCAGTGTTCGCCAAGTGGGCCCAAAAGCCGCTAAGAAATCCATCCGACACGCATTGAAGATGCGTCGTCCAGTGTTCCTGTGGGGCCCTCCAGGTATTGGTAAGTCCGACATCGTCAAGCAGATTGGCGAGGATGCAGGTCGCGAAGTCATCGACGTTCGCCTAGCATTGTGGGAACCCACAGACATCAAAGGTATTCCTTATTACAACGCAGACCAGGGCAAGATGGTTTGGGCTCCTCCAAGCGAACTGCCTACAGACCCAGAGTCCACTGCGATCATCTTCTTGGATGAGTTGAACTCTGCACCCCCAGCAGTCCAGGCCGCGGCCTATCAGTTGGTGCTGAACCGCCGTGTTGGTACCTACGCATTGCCTAAGGGTGTAGACATTGTAGCCGCTGGTAACCGTGAAGGCGACCGTGGCGTGACATATCGTATGCCAGCTCCGTTGGCTAACCGCTTCATCCACTTGGAAGCCAAGGTAGACTTTGATGACTTCCAAGACTGGGCTACCCTTAACAAGGTGCATCCAGATGTGGTAGGTTATGTGGGCTTTGCCAAGCAAGACTTGTATGACTTTGATCCAAAGAGCATTAGCAAGAGCTTCGCAACTCCTCGTTCTTGGGTGTTCGTCAGCGACTTGCTCAAAGACGAAGATGTGGACACAGACACACTCCACAACTTGGTAGCAGGTGCTATCGGTGACGGCTTGAGTATCAAGTTTATGGCTCACCGTAAGATCGCAGGCAAGATGCCCAGCGCCGCAGACATTCTCAGCGGTAAGGTCAAGGACTTGACTATCAAGGAAGTCTCAGCGATGTATTCGTTGACGGTATCCTTGTGCTATGAGTTAAAGGACCAAGCAGAGAAGAAAGCGCCTAAGTGGGATGATATGGCGGATAACTTCTTCCGTTATATGATGGATAACTTCCCAACAGAGCTCGTGGTTATGGGTGCAAAGACAGCATTAACAAACTATGACTTGCCTTTGGACGCTACCAAAATGAAGAGCTTTGACGAGTTCCACAAGCGTTTCGGTAAGTATGTGTTAAGTGCTATGGAGAACTAGACCCTCCCAGCACACGGGCGGGGTCTGTCTCAGCAGATGCCCGCCCACCTTTTTCGGTTGACAAGCTGACAAAACGGTGCTATAATATACACATACTAAGGAGAGCGAGATGGACCCAATCGTAGAAAAACTAACAACTGCCCGAGTAGGCTTACTGCTCAAAGCACCGTTTTTTGGCAATATGGCAACTCGTATGAAGATCATCGATGCTTCAGACTGGTGCCCGACAGCGGCAACTAACGGTCGCAACTTCTACTACAACGAGAAGTTCGTATCTAAACTCTCAGTCAAGAAACTAGAGTTCCTCTTTGCACACGAGATCCTTCACTGCGTATTCGATCACTTTGGTCGTGCTGGTAGCCGTGATCGTATGCTCTGCAACATTGCTCAGGACTTTGCGGTTAATCAGATCCTCGTAGATGAGCGTATTGGCGAGAAGATCACAGAAGTTAAGATCTGCTTGGATCCAAAGTATCGTGGTTGGGCCTGGGAAGAGATCTATGATGATCTCTACGAAAAAGCAGAGAAGATTCCTATGGATCAACTGCTCAAGCAACTAGGTGATCTGCTTGATGAGCACATCAACGAAGATGGTGATGGTGATGGCAAGGACAAAGACGGCAAGGGCAATAAGCCTGGTATGAGCAAGGAAGAAGCACAACGCATCAAGGACGAGATCAAAGAGGCTATGATCCAGAGTGCCGCGGCCGCTGGTGCAGGTAAGACTCCTGCGGCTATCCAGCGTATGATCAAGGATATGACAGAGCCTAAGATGAACTGGCGTGACCTTGTGCGTATGAACATCCAAAGCATCGTCCGCAACGACTATTCCTTTAGCCGTTTCAACCGTAAGTCAGCACACAGTGGCGCGATCCTTCCGGGTATGAAGCAGGACGAAACCATTGACGTGGCTATCGCTATCGATATGTCAGGGTCAATCGGTGAAGAGGATGCAACTATATTCCTCAGCGAAGTCAAGGGTATCTTAGATCAATACACAGACTTCGCCCTAGACATTTGGTGCTTTGATACAGACATCTACAATCACCAACGCATCACACACGACAACAGTGAAGCCCTGTTAGAGTATGAGCCAATGGGTGGTGGTGGCACAGACTTTGAAGTCAACTTCGAGTTTATGAAGGATCAAGGCATCGAGCCTAAGAAGTTCATTATGTTCACAGACGGCTATCCTTGTGGTAGTTGGGGTGACGAGAACTACTGCGATACTCTGTTTATTGTCAAAGGCAATGAACACGCAGAATCGCCCTTTGGTGAGACTGTGATCTACGAGAAGGAGACAGCTTAATGTTTTACGGGCGGTTGTTGGCAGTCCTAGGCTCCAACCTTAATCCAGGGGAACTATTCGCAGGCCAACCCTGGGCCCACCTATAGAGTGCCGGCGGGTGTGGCGTAAATGCCACACTCTGCCTGTAGGCCCCGCTGCTACACGTATGCACGTAAGTAGATAGAAGTTGACAGATAGATAGGTTTGGTCGTATAATAGTAACATCGCAACTAGAATAGGAGTGAAAGATGAGAGCATTTGTAGCTGGTACTATATTTGGTTTGGTCTTGGCAACTGTGGGATTCAGTGGTATCGCCCGTATGCTGGATCACGGTGTTGAGAAGGTGAAAACAACTTCCGTGGAGATGTCCAAATGAGCGTAATGAGCGAAGTGGCTTACGATATAGAGCAACTGTATATCGAGGGAGAGCACCCTACTAAGATCGCAGGGCAACTAGGGATTCCTTTGTCTATGGTCTACGGATGGTTGACAGAGGTTGGTGTTGATGCCGATGAGGAGTACAGTCCGCATAGCACTATAAATAGTTGATATGAGCAAATTAGCTTTCTTCGCCCGGCCTTTAGTGGCCTTTGACCCGGCTAATAAAGACCACAGACGCTACTACGCAGAGTACGTGGAATACGGTGGTTGGGGCAAATGTCCTGTGCGTTTTGTCTGTCCTGATGATGTGGGATACGATCTTCCTGGGATGATCCAGAAACTGCTGATCCAATACTACATCGATCGAGAGTTTGGTGGTAACAAACTAGCATTAGCTTCAGCACAACGCAAGCTAGAGCAAGCAGACGAACTCTACAAGAACGCTGGCCTACTGCGTAAGGAAGCAGCCGCCCTCAAAAAACCACGTAGAACCTAACCCCGAGGCTGCTGTGCTACATACGAGCCCGGGGTCAACTAGCTAGGTAGTCTGTGGCAAAAATACAACAACAAAATGGTTGACAGTTTGGCTATTCGATGTTATACTTTAGGTATAGTGATAGATTAGGAGAGCGAGATGCACCCAAGAGATTTACAATACATCGTAGATGGTTTCTCATACTACGCCGTCGAAGACCGAGAGGAAGACAACATCAAACTGTTCCACGAGTGCTACCGTGATGGTCGCCGCGTGGTGATGCCAATGGAGTTCTACAACGAAAGCCCTTACCGTTTGATCTCCCCAGAGAAGTTCAGAGAATACTGCAGAACGGTAGAAGTTTTTGTCCAATCCAAAGTGGTTGACAACGTCTAAGTTTGAGTGTATAATAACTTTATTAACAACACATAGGAGCGGACTATGCCAAATTGGTGCAATAACAACCTTACCCTGCAACACGAAGATCCAGCAATGATCAAGCGAGCCGCCGATGCACTTGAGCGTGGAGAGTTCCTGAATGAATTCATTCCAGTGCCGAAGGATCTGCAGATCGTTGCGGGATCCGTGGGTGATCCAGAAGAACAACGCAAGTTAGAAGAAGCAACTGCTCGCAATGTAGAGAAATACGGTTATGGCAACTGGTATGACTACTGCGTGGGCGAGTGGGGCACAAAGTGGGATGTAGGCCTTGACGGAAGCACAGACATTCACCCAGATGGCAAGATGCTACACACCTACTTCGACAGTGCCTGGGCACCTCCAGTCCGAGCCTATGAGAAGTTGACTGAGATGGGCTTTACCGTAGGCGCGATGTATTACGAGCCAGGTATGGCCTACTGCGGAACCTACGACAGCGACTCGGGTGATGAGGAATACAACTTGGAAGGAATGTCCGCTGACGATGTAGAATCGGATATTCCTTCGGAACTTGATGAGGCCTTTGGTATCAGTGAAGGAATCAGAGAATACGAGGCCGAGAACGAGGAAGACCTAACCAAATGGGTCCGTGAGGGCGGTGAGAAATTGGGGTTGGTCAAAGCGTGAGAAAGTTCGAATATCGATTGGAGATCATCCTTCCTTCAGAAGGCACAGCGGACACTGTTCGTATGGAACAACTGCTGGATCTCCATTTCCAGGATCTGGTCTACGACGACGAGTTCATCGCCGCCCTAGACGAGAAGACGAGTGTGACTATCAGGGTGAGCGAATTGGACAACAAACCGGTTGACAAGGGCCCAATCTGATAGTACACTTGTAATATGCTCCAAAAGGCATACTTTTTTAACACACACAGAAAGAGGCATTAAAATGGCAACAGAAAAGAAGTTCTCCGTAGCGGGTGTTTCGACACTCAATGGTAAAACCAAAGTGCGCTTTGCGAATGATACTATGCGTATCAAGATCCTAGCTAAGAACGGTCATACCGATGTAGACCTGATCAATCTCCCCTCAGAGATGACCAAGGGCGAGATCGCAGCTTATATGACTGCACAGGGCTTTGGTGCTGGTAAGCCAGCTGTACAGGAAGCTATTGCGTATATCGCGAAGAAAAACCCCGAGGCTGCGCCCGTGGTAAAACAAGCAGCTCCCAAGAAGGCTGCTGTAGCTGCTTAATCCGATTCGCTTCCGGGATAGGCATTTAAAGGCCCTACACTACGTAGGGTCTTTTTTTACGGTTGACAACTAGCCAAAAGGCTGCTATAATTGATACATAAATTAAAGAAAGAGAGCGAACTATGAAAAACGAACTAAAAGCAGCAACATTTGTAGTAGGATTCCTAGTCTGTGTAACCAGCATCGTCACAGGCACTATGCTGATCCTACAGTACCTTGAACCAACCATCGAGCAGGTGGGAATTGCATTCTCATTGATCGTCCTGGCCTACGCTGTTAAGGCCTTGTACGATCTCAGACTAGGTCAGCTAACAGCACGTGATCGCCTCAACGAGATCACCAAGACCAATCCTACGCTGCGTTAATGATGGAAAACCTAGAATTCATCGGATGGATCATCCTGGCATTTGTGGTAGGCTACTGGTGCGGATCAAAGGCCACTGCCTTACTCCACACAGCAGCAACTAGGTTTCTTCTCGACGAGCTGAAGATCAAACCCCAGCAGCTGAAGGCCGTACACGATGGAGTGGCTCAGCGTTTGGCCGATCTGGACAGCGACCGGGAAGTCATCGATGTGCGTCTCGAGCAGCATCAAGGGGTGATCTTCGCGTACCGCAGCGATGATGGTTTATTCCTAGGCCAAGGCACTAACCAGGAAGATCTCGTAAAGAGCATTATGGGCAGACTCAGCAACTGCACAGTGAGAATCCAAGAAGATCAAGGCGCAGAACTGTTGCAGAAAAACAACACCAAAATTGGTTGACATTTTGGATAGATCCTGTTATACTATGTACATAGTTTAGCAAATAAGGAGCGAACCGAATGAAACTGTTAATCACAACACAGATCCAAGAGAACTACGGTGCCCACGATTGGGACGGCGAGGGTGAGTGCCCACAGTA